TAGATTTTTGTCTTGCCGGCCACCTGATAAAATCAAAAACACCCGCTCTCTTTTGAGCACGATCAAAAAGATTTCTCATTTTAATACCGCGTTCAAGATCCAACCCCTCTCTTTTTTCTGGTTGAATAAAAGAAGCCGGTTCGTAATCCATTTTTCTTTTGGGGTCACACTTACAGGCTTGACAAGGTTTGTAATCGCTTGGGTATGAACCCGGGCTGAGAAACTTTCCAGTTTTTGAAGTTATTATTTGCGACTTGCATGTCCTGTAATCATAATGGCATTCCCCGGTTTGATTACTCGCACAGTCCCATTGAGGCATTAAAATATTTCCTGTTCGTTTCGGACGGCCCGTTGACCACTGATAAGTTCTTGTCAGGACTTGAGCTTGAGACATTTCAAAAGATACATACAGCACATCATATCCGGCCAAGGTTAACCACCATCCGGACTGAAGCATCCACCATGACTTACCGACTCCAGTATTACCAACAAAGGCCATAAGATATTCTCTTTCGAGATCGCCTATGACATTGCCGAGATCACCCGGGAATCTGATGAGCTTATCTCCGGTCTGATCCTCAGCGAACGTGCTGATAACAGCATCTCTGTCCCTGAAAATATCTATTCCTTCAGTCTGCTGACGGACGGTTCTTTCAAATCCCTTTACAATAGACTCGCCCTGTTCGACATCACCTGATATTATCGCCCTACCAAGTTCAACTCTTATATGGTCTAAAACATTTAATCTAAAGTGAGCTTCTGTTTGTCGTAATAAGTACTCAACATTTAATTGTTCCGAAGTTTCATACTCTTCAGAAATCTCAGTTAAGAAATCACTAATGTCTTCAACTTGATCGGCTGCAAAATTTTGTTTGGTTTTACTATGAAAAATATCTTGGATATGTTTTGCCGGAGCCTCCTTGTACTCCTCGTAGTACTCGATGCACCACGCCGCAATTGTTTTGGTAAATTTAGTTTTCAATGATTCCGAACGATAGATACCATGAACCTGCTTGAGATAATTGGTGGATATTATCATAGCGGTTATGATCCGGCGTTCAAGTTTGCTATCCGGCGGCTTGTACCGAGAGGCGACTGGCATTATATAGCCGCCTCTGAAATAGCCGCCTCTGAATCATTGCATTTTAATTCGTAATCAATTTTTAAGTATTTGCAATCCCCGTCTGTCCGCCATTCCAGATCGATACTTTTAAATGGTTTAGAAAAAGTAAAAGCAAGCGCGTTGAAGGTAATTATGAAAGCATAAAAATGTCTGTCAAGACAGGCCATTATTTCCTCCTCGGTTATATACAATTTCCATAATACTCGGCCCACATTTCATCCCAATATGCATCGTTCTCTTCCCTGCATTCGGAGCACAGGGTTACCATATTGTCTTCCGGGTCTTCGTATTGTGTTCTTTGATGATATCTTATGGCTCCTGCCTCACCACAACGCTCACATATAATTGGTTGTTCAGGTTTCATTTTGAAATAACCCGTTTCCTTTTTTGTACTTCTTGATAATATCAATGGCTCTTTGAGAAGCCTGATTCCATGCCCGGTCTTGAGGACAAGAAATAAAAATCACCATGCCCGCTTTAATCTCGGTTATAATATCGTCATAGTATGTTTTGTTTGTTTTTTTCATATGTAAACCTATAATGATGAAAAACGTTTCATAAATAAATCTTTTTTAACCTACTCCTTCTCCCTGTCCAATTCAATGGCGTTATCCAACATTAACCTTTCAAGTGGCCGTGCAAGGTTAAAAACTTCGATGTTAAATTTATTGGCAATTCTAATTGCTGTAGCTGTTCCACCTCGTAATTCTCCTCCTGGGGTCCAGCAAACTACAAAGTCACTTGGTGATTTTAAATCCTTTCCAAGTACTTGAAAAACATTTCTGGCATGCAATGCTCTACCACCGAACCCCAACATACCATATCTGGGATGGACTTCCATTACTATTTCGTCAGCTTTATATCTGAGACCGGGATCAATATCTGGTAAAGAAATATCATTATATGTGAACTGGTTGAGGCGATCATTAAAACCATGCCATGGTATATAGATTTCTTTTTCTCCGACAACAGAGACACAACCATCCTCAAAAGCCGAATCACATCCATCAGCTCCACCGGACCGTAAAATATACCCCTTATTCGCAAAATAAATTCCGAGGCCAATCATATTGGAAAGAACTGATGAGGGAGCCAACCTTGAGCCGACCCCGGTATAGTATTTAGTCATTCTTTTTTCTCCTTACTCGCTTTAATTTTTAGTTTCACTTTAGTCAATTTTTTTATACCCGTACAGCATTGTTCTGCTCCCGGCTGACTATTACATACAGCATTACATTTTTCACATACCCAATAGCCTTTTACATCCGGTGATTGTTCTGCATTTAAAACGGGTACATCAGCTGTATTAACCACCATTCACCCCCTCAGTAAGTTTCTATTTTATAGTCTGGGTAAAGCTTACAAGCAGCGATGTATTCTTCGATGTACTTTACGAACTCTGCAACCAAACCCCAGCCATGCTTTTTATCAAGTTCGTAAAATCCATTTGGATTGTTTGCAATAAAATCGACACCAGCTTGTAAATGATCAATAATGTCTTTAGCAAAATGTATTCCATGCCGACCCGGAAAATACAATACATCAAAAACTCCAGCGTCCTTGGCGATCTGAGTGGCTATGAATTGTTCGATGTTCATAGCAAAAGTATAGCTTCTTCGTATTTCGTCAGGCCGGAATCCTTCTTTTTCTGTGTACAAATAAACGGATAAACTCATGGTGATTCTCCTTGGTAATAGATTATAGGTCGTAATGCTTCCTCAAATAGCCCTGAAACCGCTGATATACTGCTCCTCCTGCTCCGATCCTATCTGGGGAGATACCATGACCCCCTCTCTTTAAATACTCCCCGTAGGTGTCCGTATATGATACTTCGTTAAAAGTATCATACTTAAAATCATTGTCGTCACAATCAGAACGCAATGGTCTTATTTCATTTTGGTAATGTTCTTTGATTGAGACGACTGCCTTTTCAAATTGTTTCATATTATACGAGCCCGGCGCTGATTCCAAATGCTCAAGGATTATTTCTTGCATCCCTTGGATCATAGGATCTTCAGATAGTTCAGTATCATTCTCGTTGATAGTCTTACTTAATAACTCGGGTGGCCGAACAGCTGCTTGGAGGAACATGGACTTATTGGACTTAGGATTGTATAGGATGGTAGACAGATTTCTAAAACTATTTGATTTGGTTTGTGGCCAGTATCCTGGTTGGCTATACTTGGATGCTTCAAGGATTGTCTCTTTGATTTCATTCACCGACCACTTCTTTGTCAGGATGTCTTCTGGTATTGTCTTGATCCAATCTTTGTCCCAGTATTTGCCCTGATTAAATGTTCCATTTAACAAGGACTCTATGTGGCTGGCTATTACTTGGTAGGTTTTATTGTTGGGGTCAACTCTGTGAGTCGTGACGGTGCTGATGGGATTCCAGATTTTTTCGATGATGGGCCCGACATGTCGCTTCCTGGTTTGTCTGACTGTTTTCCTGGTTGATTGTCTTTTGTAAGACTTATCTTTTATCTTGGAGGATTTGTTAGCTGCTCTGGTTTTTTCTTTAGAATATTTATTCGCGTTTGTAAAACGCCTCTTAGATTCTTTAGAATCTTCATTAGCTTTATTCTTATTCTTTTTATTCTTATTCTCCTTTATATAGGGTTCCGAGGTTTTTAAGCATCCAGTTGCGTGATTTTTAAGCAACTGGATGCTTGTTTTTTTAGCAACTGGTTCATCTAAAAATTCCATGATTCGTTCGAAGTTAATATAGAAATGTAGCTTTGCGGGGAGTCCTTTTAATTTTGTCTCAATCAATCCCAACGATGAAAGTTCTTTAATACATTTTCCCTGTCCGTATCTTGACAAACCTATATCATTTTCAATATTTGTCCATGTATTAAAAAATCCATCTTCTTCGTCCAACTGATTATTCTTTTTGAAATAAAGAAATTTACTTACCAAGTCTGATAAAAATAAAGTAAGATTAGCATCGCCCCCAAGTTTCCTGTGGAGTTTTTTGTTCAAGGTCCAATACGAACCAGAACCAAGTAGATGAGCAACTGTTTCATTTTTCATACTGATAAATCCTTATGCGGTTGGATACTGGAGATTGTTTAAAAGGTTATCATCATATATCATTTTAATGATAGTTCATGGATAAATTTATTAAAAAAATTTTTTCATTTTGGGTTTGGGTTTGGCTATTTTTATTTCTAATTTGTCCATGATAGAGGGATCAATGTATAGCCTTCGATTTGTATCGATTTCTGGCAGGCCTTCCTTGATACATTTACAACAGAAACGAGCCCAGTGACAGGGTAGATTATGTGTTTTACAAATCGACTGGGCTCTATCGAATCTTTTTCTGGCATACTTTTTCCCGGCCAGTTTTTTATTTAAAGTGTCTCGGTCCATTTTAACAGTAATTTTCCGGCTTAGAGAGTTTGAATTTAACGGCAGCTCCGCACTCACTGCAAAAATTATCTGTAGTAGTTAACCCTTTGTTTTTGCAAACCGGGCATGAAAACCAATCACAATAAATTCCATCTCGCCAACACCAGTTTTTCTCCGTGATAATATATTTCTTTTTCATATCCCTAAGTCTCCTTTTAATTCTTTGGCGGCTTTGTCGGTTAATTCTCCCGGATCGCCGCCGGTATTTAGAGTTACTATTTCCCCGTCAAGATTTCTGGCGGTCAGATAATGATACAGAGAAAGTGCTTTTTCTTGAGCTTGTTCTTCATCGTCGAAGATTATAAAAAACTTTTTAAACCTGTTTGCTATCATCCTCGCTTGTGCTGGTGACCACTCAATTCCAAAAGTAGCTACTGTATTTTCTCCCAGCCTCCATCTATCAGTTATCCCTTCGACAATTAATACCGTATCTTTTTTACAATCATCAATACCATACAGGGTTTCTTGATGTGGCCAGACTTCGTTCTCAGCTTCACAGGCTTTATATCGGAGTGATTGTCTGCCAGTTACATCCCTGCCCTGATAAGATACCAGCATCCCATCAAGATAGATGGGAGCTATTATCCGCATCGCATAGGCTCCACGCATACGGGTGCCTAAGAGTTTGTTCATACGTGCTACCATGGGCTTGAAATTACGCGAGGACAGGTAGTCCCAATGGATGGAGGAGGGCCTTTCAAATTCTATTGGTAAATCAAGTTTGCTTTTTCGATTTATTTTCTCTTGATACTCCTGCTGGATTTCTCCGGTTGAGTATCGGGCAATTAATTGTATGGCTTGGTTGATTGGAACTCTTGCTACCGCTGCGATGGTTTTAGGCAACCAATGATATCCGCAGCGGTAGCAAGATGAGTATCCGAACTTCAGATTAATACCAAGATAATAACCAAACGAACCGGCACAATGCGGACAAGAAATATTCTTCCATCCTTGCCGATGATGACGATTGCCTCTTGGTGCTGACTCGATATTAAAATCGAGGCAAAGCTTTTCAGCATTAAACATTAGATTCTAACCGTTTGATAACCAGACCAGATTGCTTTTTTCAATCTCATCAATCGATTCCCTGCCGCCTTGATGTTTTTTACAAGTTTGGCAAATTCTTTTTGAGGTATAACTTGCCCGGCTTTTAATTTAAAAACACCAGACACTCCCCATACTGGTCTGTTTAGAGTGATATTTAATCTACCCTTGTCGTCCATTGCACAAGATGGTTCGTGTATCGATATGTAGGCTCGTGGAAGTTCGTCATACGCGAGTGCTTTGATACCAAGGATTTTTCTGCAATGAGTATTGTTATACCATACTTTTTCAGTTTTAATTTCGATTGCCATTATCTTTTTCTCCTTTTCCCTAAGTCTATCATTGGGCGATCTTGGGTTTGTTGTTGTCTCGGTTTTGGTCTTTTGGTTTCAATTTCTTGCTCCATCTATTTCTCCTTTTTATAGGTTGTTAAATAATTATTTTTTTCAGTTTTGATTTACTAAGCTTGAATTCACGAAGATTTTCACCACAGCGTTTGATTATATCAATTTTCTTTTTGAAAAGATTTTTATCATATACCCCGTTATATTCTAAAATGATATCCGGGAGCTTGACTCCTTTGAATATTTGGCTGTCATTATTAATATAAAGTAATGCAAAAGGCATCCACGGCAATTTTACTGTTGTGTTTGATTTCAGATATACAAACTCCCCTTTTTTCTTTTTTATTTGTACATAATCTTCCGGTAATTGCATTCTTGTTAGCGCTTTGATTTCTTTAACAATTATATAATCGTCTCCCAATTCTTGGTATTTAATTTCGATCGCCATGATTAGTTCTCCTTTTTTTGTTTTGCTAAAATTATTTTTTCATTTTCTTTTTTCAGTTTCTGTAGAAGTAATGCATTGTCGATTAATCCCTTGACTGTATAATCCTTTCTTTGTTTGGGTAAACAAAGCAGTAATAAAAATAAGAGCAGTATAAGAGGCCAAATAATAAATAACAGATTCATCTTTTTCTCCTTTTATATTTACTTTTAAAGCACGATGGACATTTAGAAGTCAATGTCCTGATGTCGGTTGACCATGCGGGGTAGATACATCCTTCTTTAAAAACTTTATTGCATTTTGTTTCGAGTTGATTCTCTGTCATCAGATGGATAACATTATCGTCTATCTCTTTGCAATAGTTTATTCCTACCATCGATAGATTACAATAAGCCTTGCAATAAGTTTTACTTTCTTTTGGTTGAACTTCGAAAAAGGTTTCGGGTTTATTGGTGGGTTTAGATTTTTTAGGTTTGGCCTTTTGGCTGCAATCAAAAAATGATTTCATTTTAAAATGGCCTTTTTTCATTGTAGTTAAAATTAGTTTTGTATTCTTTTGCTCTTGCCCTCCCTGATGCTCTAAGTATTGGAATGTTTACGTCGACATAATCATATACTTTTGAATGGTCTTTGTCCTTTGATGGCCTCAGGATACGCCCAAGATACTGAGTTACCCGGCCTTTAAATCGGATAGGGGTAGTAATAAATAAAGCATACAAGTTCGGACAATCGAATCCCTCCCCGATTAATTGCCCGGTAGCGACTACAATATTAACATTACCAGAGTTAATTTCATTAACTGTTTCTTCTCTCTCCTTTCCTTTTAAACTACCGATTAATAATGAGCACTCGTAACCTCGATCTTGAATTAATTTTTGTAGTACATGACAATGTTCTTTTCTATCAGATATAACTAATGCGATTCCCTTTCCTTTTTGTGATTCATAAATCGCATCGTCGGCAATCATTTCGTTTCTGATTTGATCTTCCGTTACAGCCTTTATTACTTTTGAGTACTCGAACTGAGCATCCAGTTCTGTTCTGAACTCGGTACATCTAAAAACAAATTCGATTTCAGTAATCGCATTGATGTCCCTCATATCTTGGATGGCAATCTCATGTCTTGTTGGGCCGATGAACCAAGATATTAAATCGGTCATTCCATCACGGCGAAAAGGAGTGGCGGAC